TGCACAAAACAAGAATACGATGACCTTGTTTCAGGTCTTATCCACTACGCAGGCAAAAACTATTACGAGCAATATTTAAATAGTACGCGCACGCCATTGGAGCCTAAGATAAAAGATGCAGAGTTTGAGCATGGTGAGGAATTGCGTTTAGAGCACGCTAAAGATTTAGTGGTGTATATGGCAGACTGCACTGCTTATGAAGGGTTTTGTATTGTGCTAATAGACAATACTCCAGAAAGAGTTAACAATCTTTACTTGTCACGACCAGAAACAGCAGAGCAAAAAGCAGCTAAAGAGCGCGATATAGAAATAGAAAAGGTTATGCATGTACTTATGAACACTAGGGAGCGTGATTTTGACTTGAGAAGATTTGCTGCAAAACTTCATGATGACGGGTTGATAGTTAAGTGAGCGAATACAAAGTAAGCGTGTTAAAGCAAGCGCTAATCTCTTGCTTATGGAAACAGAACGAAGAGCTAACGGAGATGAACGAGGAGCTTATGAAATTTGAAGTAGATAGTAAAGTATTGGAAAAACTGAAAAAGAAAGCAGAACGTGAAAATGTGCAATTGCAGACGTTGCTAGAAAAGTTCGCAGATAGTTAGATTATAATTAATAAATACTAGGCCGCTTTTCAGCGGTCTTTTTGTTTGCGTTGATAAAAGTGTTATAATGATAGGACGGCAGTGCCAATAATTAAAGGGGTAATCAGTGATTGCTAAAGTTAAATTAACAGCCAAGCAAGATGCATTTGTAAAGGCTTATTTACTCAACAATGGCAATGCAACTCAAGCGGCTATAACTGCTGGTTACAGTAAGAAAACAGCAAACGAAATAGGCGCTGAAAACTTGGCAAAACCTAGTATAAAAGAAGCCATTGAAAAGCATCAAAAAAAAGGTGAAGAATCCTTTATATGGAGCAAGAAAAAGAAACTTGAAATGCTTGAGAAGATAGCAGAAGCAGCAACAACTAAGGATAGCGAAAAGGGCATGATAAACATGGTAGCGGCCATATCGGCATTGAAAGAACACAATATAATGCAAGGTGATAATGCGCCAATAGTTAGCGAGCAGACAACAACAGTCATCCAAACACTCAGCGATAGATTGCGCGGTGGGTCTAAACGTTGAACAACCACGAAACGGCAAAGGATTATGTCAATAGGCTTGATGATTTAACTCTTGATGAGATAGCAGACGCTATGAGCTACAAATGGTTTAGGCTTAATACTTTCTACCACATTAAGAATAAAGCAGGCCAGAAGGTTTTATTTGTGCCTAACCAGGAACAAGAAGCCTTTTATTGTCGCCAGCATTGTAGAGATATAATATTAAAAGCTAGACAGTTAGGCTTTACCACCTTGAAAATGATTAGCGACTTAGATGATTGCTTGTTCAATGAAAACTTTAGTGCTGGCTGTATATGCCACAATTTAGAATCAGCGAAAGATATTTATCGCAATAAAATTAGATTTGCATATCAAAATATTACAGAAGACCAGCGGCAATTAGTTGCTGAAATAGGCTATAACCTGCCAACTCCAATCAGTGACAAAGATAATAGCTATGTGTTCGATAATGGCTCAAGTATAAAGGTATCAACTGGATATCGCGGCGGCACACTGCAAAGTCTGCACGTATCTGAATTTGGAGCTATATGTAAGCGCTCACCGGATAAAGCAAAAGAGATTGTGACAGGTGCGTTTGAATCTGTTGCTGCTGGTAACGTTATTACTATCGAATCAACAGCAGAAGGTAGAGAGGGCTACTTCTACGAGTACAGCATTGAAGCTGAAAGAATGCAGAAGCTAGAAAAAAAATTAAACGTGCTTGATTTTAACTTTCACTTTTTCCCTTGGCACTTGCGTGATGAATACAGTATAGAGGGTGAAATAAGTAGGCAGCTACTACCTTACTTCTCAGAGTTAGAGAATAAGTTTAATGTTGCGCTATCGGATAATCAGAAAGCTTGGTATAGCTCTAAAAAGAAAAGCCTTGGTGAAGATATGAAGCGCGAATACCCCTCAACACCAAAAGAAGCGTTTGAGGTATCAATAGAAGGCTCTTACTACTCTAAGCAGTTTACGGATATATACAAAGACGGCCGCATCTGCGCATCGTTTGGCAATACTAATGCTAAAGTATTTACCGCTTGGGATATCGGCGTTGGTGATAGTACAGCAATATGGTTCTACCAGCGCATAGGAACAGAGATACACTTAATTGACTACTACGAGAACAGCGGCGAAGGGTTGGAGCATTACGCAAATATAATCTACAAGAAAGGTTATGATTACGGCAGGCATTACGCACCACATGATATCGACAACCGCGATTTCTCAGGCAAAGGAAAATCACGTAAGCAAATGGCAAGGGATGGCTTTACAATCAATGGTCAGATTTATAGACTAGTGTTTGAAGTAGTTCCCAAAGGCTCAGTGGAGGATGGTATAAACTTCTCACGGAAAATGCTAGAAAGATGCGTGTTTGATGCGGATAAATGTGAGCGAGGCATTAAGTGTTTGGAGTCGTATCGAAAGGAGTGGAACGATAAACTAGGATGCTATAGAGATAAACCGCTGCATGATTGGGCATCAGATGGCGCGGATGCGTTTAGATATCTAGCAGTGACAGAAGAAGGCGGTAGCAAGCCGATGAGTAAGCCCATGAAAGTATCACGTTGAGGAATTACAATGGATGATTATTTTGATAAATCTAACCGGCATGAAGTCGGCTTGCACCGAGTGGCTACTGGATTAATTAACGACTACACAACGCCAAATTTGCAGGCTGTATATAAAAAAGCTCGCTTAATGCTGCTAGATGCAGAAGAAATTAAATCTGTGAGTCAGTTAACAATATTAACAAATAAAATAGCGCGTGAGATATTACCAGAAACCACAGCAACGTGGGCAGAGGTTACAGCAGCATTGCAAGTTGCTGCAGTTAATGAAGCATTGTTTAATGCAAATCTATTTAAGGATATTTATGACGTGAAACTAGACGTTCCGGCTGATAAAAAGATTCTAAAATATATTAATAATTCTCTGCTTACTTTGGAAGGTAGCGCAAGGTCGAACTCAGGCGTGTGGGCTGAATATGTAAAGCAAAACAGTGCATCAGTTGGCAATGTGTACAATAACCAAATTAAGAGCGGTTATGCAGCAGGTGAGAGCGTTAACCAAATAACTAAACGATTGCGAACAGTAACAAATGGCATACTTAAAAACGAAGCTGAGGCATTAGTAAGAACTGGCATGAGTCATTATGCAGTCAATGCGCGTGAGTCAATGATGCGTGATAATGAAGATGTTATTACTGGCCGATACTTCAACAGTGTATTTGATAACAAGCGCACATTGATATGTACAAGCTATGCCGCGCGGCAAGACTCAATGAGTGAGCCGTGGGGCGTTAATGATGCGTCAGCGCCTAACTTGCCATTGCATTTTAATGAGCGCTCAAATTGGCTGTTCTTAGTGCGTGACCAAAAGCGACCTGAAGGAACACGCGCAGCAGTCGGCGGGCAAGAGGGTGAAGAGGCTAAAGCAGCGTTTGAACGCCGTGAGAATAGCTTAAACAAGCGCAGAGATAACCCAAACACTACAGGTAAAACATCTAGCAAGCCAACTTATAGAGGCCGCAAAGACAGCGATACTTTTAACGCTGGTCAGATTGCCGGTGATACAAAAGCAGCGGCTTGGTTACGCTCACAACCCTCCTGGTTCCAAGACTCCAATCTAGGCAAAGCACGGGGTGATTTATTTAGAAGTGGCAGGCTTAAGCTAGAAAAGCTCACCGATTTTACGGGCAAGCCTTTAACTATAAAAGAGTTGATTGATTCAGGGGTGTGAAAGCGCTGGGCGATTATTTGATAATTGCCCAGTGAGTTACGTTTTCTTCATCAAAGTCCATAATGAATACTGACTCCTCTTCAAAATCAATTGATTCCTCCCAGCACGCATAGAATTCAGACTCCACTTCAATTCCGTCAGCAATTACATAGCAATCAACTTCATACCAACTGCCATTAAATTTACTATCATCGCATCCAGTTATCGGCAGCCCATCTTCTACCTTCTTGTATTGTATATTGCTCATATTGACTCCTTTAATTAAGCCGCTTTAATTATCGGCTATTGTTTATTTTAGCGGTAAAAGCACTTCAGCAAGCATCCCTTCATCTTGCATAAACTTAATCATATCAACTTGCACAAAATAGCCTTCTTTACGTAGCGCAGATGCAACGTAGTCTAGTTGTTTATCGTACTCTTCTTGGTCACGCTCAAAGCATTCACTTATTTTCGCAGCGTCAGTTATTACTTCTACTTTTTTAAGTTTTTCCTCAAAAACCGGACGGTTATTCCTTAAAGACTCGCTAAACGTTGGTGTAGCTTGGTCGTGATCGTCTTGCAGCTTAATCAGTGCGTCAATGTCAGGCTTCCATGATTTAATTTTACCTTTAATCTCCCACTTCCATATGCTGCACGCATGAACAGCGCCAAACTGCTGAGAGGAACCTAACTTAACAACAACAGGGAAATCATCATGCAGCGGTTGCTCGCCTGTGTTAATTCTTGGTGCAAATGAGTTAATAAATACGCCTGCTTCACTTTTATCCTTCACTATTATACTAGCCATAAGAACGGTCATGTCATTTTCTTTTGTTGAGAATGTTTTATTGCTATCAGTTAAAATATCACCGATTGCAACTGTCCCACCAAGCTTGTGTAAAAAACTTAAACGTAACTTATTCATAAAATACTCCTTTGATTAACGTACAATTATAATAAGACGGTACGCTTTAATTATCTAATCGTTTGTAACTATCGAAAGCTGTTAATTGATAGTTAAGCGTTAATTACTTAGCATTTCTTTTATCTTTTCGTATATTTCTTTATCCGATAAAAGCTCTTTAAATGCCTCTATATAACTAGCCACCTTCGACTCTAAGGATTGAACACTATCCAACTGGTTAATGGATAGGTGATTTCTTACGTTGTCGTCCTTAGCTATGCGGTGCTTTTCTTTATACTTTTTAACAGTCGTGCCGAGAGCTATTTTATAAATAAGTTTAGT